CGCACCACGTGGACTGAGCTGGGCAGCCAGGCGCTGCTCCTCGTTTTGCAGGCGATCAATGGTTGCACGCACCTCACCAAGATCCGCACGTGTGAGCTTGCGGGCCGTACTGCCTTGCCCAACGGAGTAGTCCTGCGCCTGCAAAATCTTGAGTTCAGCCTTGCGATAAGCCTGCAGGCGGTCACGCACATCGCTCAGCTGCTGCGCCACGGTTGTCATTGCCAGTCCCTTTTTGCAGTCAACGCCTGCACAGCCTTAGCAAACTCAGGCGCAAAGCGTTCGCGCGCCACCGCCGCCACCACACCCGCAAAGTCGAGGCGCTTGCTGTAAGTCGGCACCTGGTCACGGAACACATACAAGGGGCGAATTCGATGGCCTTCACGACGCCAGATGCCATCCGGCCGGCTACCGCCCTTAGGCGCTCCCACAAACAAGTCGTTGTTGAGCTGCCGGCCTTTGCGCAAACGCTTACCACTGCGGCTGCGCGTGGCAGACACACCGCGCAAACGCTTGAGCGCACTCAAAATGGTTTTCACCTCAGCACCACGGACATTGCCCGCTGCATCCAGAGTCATCCCCTTGCCAGGTAGAGCGTATTGACCACCGGACAGCACGCCGATATATCCCAATGCCTGCTCGGTACGGGTTCGCTTACGAGCACCACCCTCCACCTCAGGCAGCAAATAGTTTTCCTGAGGCACACCACCTGCAGCCTGATTTTTGACAGCCACAGTGGCCACCAAACGGTCTTTGGTGGCGGGCTCCATCCGCAGGCTGTTGAGGGTGTAGCCCACGGGCTGATCAAACTGTTGGCGCATCGCGTCGGGTACAGCCTTTTTCACAGCATGCGAGGCAACACGCGTCAGTGCCGTGCTGGCCGCGTATGGCATAAGGCGCGTCGGCACGGCAGCAATGGACGCGGCAACCCCAGACAGCCCCTGCGCAGAGTGCTGCTTGACGTTGATCATTGGATATCCTTCGTTGCCTGATGCACCAAAAGAAAACCCCCTGCTGCTCAGTAGCTGCAGGGGGTTTCTCACCGACTTTTCCCGTTCGATTTCGCTAGGCGCAATTTCTAGACCTACCGAAAACAGGTCAAATTCTGGGGCGTTTTGTCACCTGAATCCAGCGGTAAATTGTCACCTTCAGAGGTGACAAAATTAACCGATTCACCCTCTATTCACCATCAAATGCATCTGTTAATTGATCTGGTTAATTGAGTTAATTGACCAAATGCCTTGGCTGCATCGCCAAATTGGCTTGCAGCACAGAGTGACTGGCGTGATACACCCGACGACGGAAGTCACCCAGCACCGTGTAAAAGTGCTTCCGACTGATGCCCAGGGCATCTGCTGCCAGCTTCACGGGCTTGACGCGGTGGACGTAGTACAGCTCAAACACCTGCTTATCCAACGCATCAGGCTGGCCGCAGTAGGCCAGATGAAACGCTGCCAATTCAGGGCTGTTGGCGGTATCGCGCTGGATGGGCGGGCGGGTACGGCCACGCAGCTTGGCCAGGATGTTGTTACCCAAACTGGGCGAAGGCGCGTAAAAGCGGCGGCTGTACACCCACCATACCCATCGCTCGCAGAATTCATCCAGCTGTGCATCCTGCAGGCTCTGGGCTGGCATCACGTCCTCGTCTTGCATGGCTGGGGCGACAGCAGCGACACGGGCAGGCTGAATGTTCAGGACGCTTGTTTGCATCATGGCTTTAAATTCCTCTTGAGTAAAAGCGGCGCCCAACCGGCCGCGCTGCTGGCATGACCGATGGGACTATTGGTTGTGGCAAAACAGGTGTGACGGCCTTTGCTGGCTCTTGTGTCTCCGCTTTACTTTCCATAGCGCCTTGCGTCTCAGGCTGCGTCTCTGGCACCTGCTCCAGTGACGAATCCGTTACGCAAATTTCAGCCGCAGATGACGCTGCAGCCACTTCAATGTCAGCCCGTGGCGCAACAGCAGGCTGTGAAAACAAATCGAACGTTGGGGCTACTGGTACCAGCTTTTTGCGCAGCCGCTCCCAGTCAGCATGGCTCCAGGTGTGCAGGCGCAGTTTGTAGGCGATCGCCAAATTGCCCACCATCAAGTCGATCGCCTCATTGCGGGCGTGCTGATTGAGCTTGCGCCAGACCTTGACCACCTGGCCACCACGCACCACAGGCACCAAGCGCTCAGCACACATTTGCTCGTACCAGTCATCAGGCATCTGGTCATGCCAGTGCATGGCACCGGGGCCTGCGCTGACCTCAATGCGGTTAAAGAGGTAGTCCTTGGCCACATCCGTGCCCAAAAACCACAGCTCAGCCGCGCCTTGCTGCACGACACCGCCCCAGTCCACATCCTGATTGCTGGGCTTGCTGGCGATGATGGGGCGATTGGGCCGGCTGGACCCCTTGGTGATCACACAGTGCATGTGTTTGCGCTGCATGCCGTAGTTGTAGACGTCTTGCGTGTTGTGGCCGCCTGAGTCAATGCCCCAAGCACTGATCGGGATCAGGACCCCACTGGCATGCACAAGCGGCGTGGCCAGAACCTGGTCCAGCTGCATCCAGACGCTGCCTGGCTGGCGCGGATCCGCTGCAGGGCTACCAGGCAGCACCACATAGTCCAGCACCCAATGCTCCATGCCGGGGCCCCATGCCTCCAGCTGCACTTCCAAGCGATCAGGCTGGGTATCCACAAAGGCCGTCAGCACCAGCGCGGCATCTGGCAACACACGGGGCGGATAGGGCTCAGCACGTGCTTTGAGCTTCTCAGGCGTTGTGCTGGCCTGGTTCACCTCGTAGCACCGCGCTAGACGGGTGTTCATAAAGGCGGCCATTTTGGTGTGGTCGCCCTCTTTGAGCGCATCCTCTGCTGCCACATACAAGCGGGCCAGATCCAACCAGCTGGTCCACCCCAGCGGTGCATAGAGTTGGCTGATGGTGAATGACTCAGTGCCGTCCTTGCTTTCCGCCGTGGGGAACCAGTCCGCCATGCCACCCATGGTCACATCTGGCAGCATACGGGCCTTGGCACTTTCCTCGATTTCGCACCCACACCCTGGGCAGACCATCCACGCGCGGGTCACCTCTTGATCCCAGCGCATGTTTTCCCAGACCAGTTCGTGCAACTCTCTGCAGTGTGGGCACGGCACCTTGTACACCTGCTGGTTGCCACGTAGGAACAGCTGGTGGATCTTGCTGAACTCGGCCGGCTTCTTAGGACTGCTGGAGTAGTACCACTTGCGGTTGCGACCGTAGGTACTGCCTCGGTTCTCGAAAACCTCTACAGGATCGCCCTGACCCTGCAGATCCTCTTCCCAATCATCGATTTCATCACCATAGCCGTAGCGTGCTGGTATTTCCGCCAAGTTGGCCGCGCTGCCTGCCGTGGAGATGTAGATGGTGCCGCCACGGAACGTCTTGGTGTCGTCGGTGTTCTTCCCCTCACGGCTGCGCGGGGCCGCGAACATATCGCGCACCTTGGCCGTGGCCTTGATGGTGTTGTTGATGCGCGATGACAGCCGCGTGGCCAGGTTGGAGGTGGGCATCAGCGCCAGAATGTTGGCTGCAGCGCCGTCCACGCTGGCCATCATCCAGTTCATGGCTGATTGCGTCTTGAGCAGCTGGCTGGCGCCCTTGACCACCACGCGATTGGTGGGGTGGCCGGGGCTGAGCACGCGCATCACCTTGCGCGCAAAGGGCGTGCGGTTGATGTCGTACTTGCCGGGCTCTGAATTGCCCTCCGCAGGGATATAGGCGTGCTCGTGCACCCATTCATCCACCCACAGCGGTGGATCTGGACGCAGACCTTCTGCAAAAGCCCTGCGGTACAGCTGAGCACCATCAGCCAGCGGCATGCTCACCCTCCTGCACTTGATCTGCAGGCTGCTGTTCCAGCACCTTCACCAGCTCCAGCATTTCTGCACGCAGCGCCTCGCGCAGCACCTGCTCCAGCTCAAACACATCTGTGATCAACGCCAGTTTGGGCGCCAGCTTGGTGGGCAGAGCCCCCAGCAGGCGGTCACGCAGCATGCGGGCTGTCGTGTAGGTTTCACGCTCCACATCTGCCTTGGCCACGGCTGCGCCTTCGGCCTCCATGCGTTTGACCCGGGCAATGCGGGCCTCTTCCTGCTCCCGCAGACTGCGGGCAATCTTGAAGTTTTCGTGATGGTCTGTTCCATAGCCCGGCTCGGCATCGTCACCCAATGGCGGGAAAGTCGTCGGTGTGGCAGCCGCCACAGCCCCAGCCTGCTTACCCTGCGCACGGGTCTCCGCCGCCATGGTCTGGCCCACATCACGGCTGCGCGCAATGTCGGCGCGCACCTGCGCTGGGTTGTAGAGCTTGCGGACGGGGTCCGCGTAGCTGATCACCCCTTTGTCACGCAACTTGACCAGGTACGGCGCAGACAAGCCCAGTTCAGCCGCAGTTTGCTTCTGATTTAAGAGCTGAGTAGCCTCACCGTTATTAACCGAATCAAGCATTAATTCACCAATTCACAGAGTTAACCTGCTTTGAAATTTCTTCCACTGCCAACTTGACGCGGGCCGAATTACCCTTGCCATGCACGACGCCAGGAGTACCTATAGGGGGGTGCCGTCTGTCGCTACCGCCCATCGCCACCCCTCAAACCGCCCACGCGGTTCGCCTGCTCCAGGGCCATGCGCCTGATGGTCGGAGTCACCGACTCACCAGCCTGCATACGCTCCAGGATTCGCTCCCACCCAGCAGAGGCATTGCCCCCGAAACTGCCACGCCCCACAGCTGATTGCAGACGCTCTCTCACTGAGCGCAATACAGCCAACTGATCTGCAGTTGGTTTGGCACCAGATCGTGCAAGCATGCGAACTGCAGGCCTTGGCGCCGCCTGACACAGCTGCAAGAACTCACCCGCATTCGGTGGTCGCTGCCCAACAGGCAAGCTGTCCAATGCATAAGCCACCGCTGCCGGATTGGCCTCAAACTCACGCAGAACACGGCGCCAGTCAGCCCGCACAAAGTTCATGTCCAAGCCCTGCCACATGCGCGCCCACCCTGCGCCATAGCGAACCGCCAACACCGAATGGATCTGCGTGATGAAGTCCACAGGCTGATCAAATTGGTTCATTGGGGGACCTCCACCACGGCAGGCAACGCTTGCTTTGCTGCCTGGGTTTGAAAGAAGGCATAGCCGTCAACCACCGGCGCCTTGTCCTCAGGCGCTTGCGCTGCAGCAAGTGGCGCAAGATCAGCCATGCGCTCACGCGCCGCACGCTCAACGAACGACTCTGCACTGCTCACAGGCCTCTGCATCGACGCCAACACGCGGTCGACATAGGCCGGCAGATAGGCAATACCCTCTTTGGCCTCCAGCCGCGCCTTTTGCACGGCATCACGCATCTGGCCCACGCTCAGCCCAGCCGCCACCCAACCCTTCGCCAGGGGGAAAAACTTCTTGCGGTCTTGCACACTGGTCGGGTCAACCTCAACCCCAAACTCTTGCCCGAACAGCACCGACCACAGCGCCTCGCTGTTGGGCAAAAAGTCATCAGCCATGCGGGCAGGTTGAACACCGGCATCACCGCCGCCGTCTTTTGGAGACGAAGTCTCCTTTTGATGGTTCTGGTTCTGGTTCTGGTTGGTTGAACGTTCGTTTAACGACCGTTCAACGCCAGAACCATGGCCGACACCTACCTGCCCATCCGCTGGTGCAGCAGGCGATTGACCGGAGTTAGCCTTTGAGGCCTTGCTCGATTTATCACCACGCGCCTTTGCAGAAGCTTGCCCTGCTTCACTCTGTTGCTTCTGTTTTTTACGGTAAGCCGCAATTTCTGCATCACAACGGGGGTTATGCCACCCATCATCCGTGCGGACAAAGAACTCATCCAACAGGATATTCAGCGCATCACGCAGTTCATCCGTGTTCGCACGCAAGCGCCGCGCAAGCCTCACAACATCCAGGCTTAACGGCAGCTCGCTGTCGTAGTACAAATCAAGCATTTCCCGGTACAACGCCCGTTCAACGAACGTTAAATGCAGGGTCGCGCTATTGAAGTCGCCAATGTGGTGGGGATAGTGGTTCATATTTTTTTGTCTCCACCCCACTCACACCAGCGCGACTTGACGGGCCAGGGAACGCACAGGCGTCACCACATTTCCCGTCACTTCGCACTTGCGTCGATCGCCGGCCTCAAGCCGGCCCGCCGCAATCAACCGATTGACCGCACTGGCAATCGTCCCCTCGCCTATGCGGCGATTGTTCAAATACTCCCACTTGCGCTGGATTTCTTGTCGCGTCACATCCTTCGCACCGTTGCGCTGGAATCCCAGCACAATATCCAGCACCTCGCGCTGGCGCCCCGCCAGCTCACGCGCAGAAACCTGGGCAAATGCGGGTCCACGCGCATCAGGCCCTGGCCCGCGCACATCACGTTCTGCCGTCTGCATATTCACCTCCATGGGCTAAAAGGGGCCTCTCCCCGGAATAAAGAAACCCCCGCGGCACCGCCCACCAGCGCCTTGATGGCTGTGGAGACACGCAGCCAGCCCAGTGCACGGCACAAAGCCGCAGGGGTTGAAAACTTTTGCGTTACGCGGCCGACACCGGCACGGGCAGACCAGGCTTGCGCATCGCGCCAAATTGCAGAACAGCCGCCGGCGCCAAACGCCGCCCCAAATGGCGATTGGCCAGCGCGCGGCTGGCCAATTCGGTGGCTGCATCGTCCAGAGACAGACCGTGCGCCGTAGCAAACTGCTGAAGCGACTCCATCTCCGAATCCGACAGCTGCGCCTGCAGCGCCCCCGCACCGGGGCCATGCATCATTGGTGGTGTAGTCACGCTGTTGCCTCATGGTTTTTTAGAGTTACGTTCCAGGGCAACAAACGTCACGAACCTACGCGTGGCACTTGCACGGATTGAGGCTCACACTGCGCACCATGCACAGCCTTCAACGCCTCCAAAATCAGTTCACGCGCCAGCACGCTGGGCTGCTTGCCGCAAAACTCTGCGGTGGCCTCGATCAAACGAATCTCCACCTCGTTCAGCGAAAGGTTCACGCGGTGCTGACGAATATGCTTAGGGTCTGCGTACATAACTCAGGCCTCCTGACGAACAAAAAAAAGAAAAAAATCGGTCAGCAGCACTACGACCCACGGAAATTTTTCAAACATGGGGAGCCTCCTGAGCGGAGGGCTGCATATCCATTGCTGGTGTCGACGCTTCAGCAGCACGAGCCAGAACACCACGCACCCGATCAGCAGTTGCCTGCGGCAGCACTTCCGGCCAAAGGTAGACGGCTTGAATTGATCGATAGCCCATCGCAGCAGCAGCTTTCTTTGGGGTACCACCCAGCAGTTCGATTGCGCGTGTTTTCTTCATGCGCGCATTGTAAACATGTTTACAGATATGTCTGCAACCAAATTTACACGACGCGATTTATCGTTTAACCATGCTTTACGGCGAAAGACTTCAACTTGCAATGGACAAGCGCGGCGAGGCGCTTGGCCGCGTCATTGAGCGCAAGGAAGTAGCAAGCGTTGCGAACAGGTCTGTTCAGAACATTGGAATGATCATCACCAATGCAAAGGGCCGCGACCAAAAGCTGTCGACAGAAGCACACGAAGCCGTTGCAGCCTTCCTTAAAGTCAATTCGCGCTGGCTGTTGACAGGCGAAGGCCCCATGGAAGCAAGCGCTCAGGTCAACGCGCCCACCGAGTTAACACCTGCAGCGATAGAGCTGGCAGTGCTGTTCGACATGATCCATCACACTGACAAACTCAGTCGAGCCAAAGCATTCAACGCCGCCAGCACAGCAATCATGCAAGTGCTGCAAGACGCTGCCGCCAAGACGTAAGCAAGTCTTCATTTGGGAAGACAAGGGCCCTCACCCCCTCTTTCGCCCACGCCTCGAGCGACAAAAAAACCTCAGCATCACTTTCGTCACACCCGCGAATGCGCACGACCACGCCTTCGCCTGCCTGACTGTTTGATACTGTGTTTTTATACATGCTTTTATCTTAAGCGCAACATTTCCACGAGAGCAAGCACTTCAATCCACGTTTGATTTGATTTTTTTGTAGACGAATTTACACATTTATTCGCCTTTTCATGTAAATACGTTTACACTCCAACTCAGCGCAAACCATGAATCCGTTTTCACAAGAGTGGTCAAGCGCTGGGCACCACGGCATCGACCGGGGCCACGCCCCGGATCGTTAAACCCGCCACCCGATAAAAGCCCCAAAGCCAGCCGCTGCGACAGCGCCTGCGACAGCGGGGCCTGCCCATGACCGCGCCAGCAGTGAAAGAAAAGGCGCAAATCACCCCCTCCCTGCTGCAGGCCGCACCAAGTCCACCGCGTGCGCCGGTGACCAGCACAGGGGATGTT